AAAAAGTGATCAAAATGATTATCAATTCATTAGAACAAATGGAAAAGATCGTTAAGTCAAACTACCAGCTATCTTGGGATGGCTGGGATGTGATTCATAGGGTACCAGTAAGGTCTGCCTGGATGAAGCCAAATGGTGTCTACCATAAGGGCAAGTGGTTCATTCAATCACGTTTTCCAATCACTAGTGACGGATGGAAGCTTCCAAATAAGTTAGCGAGTTAGTATGGATAGAAATGCATGGAAAGAAGATGCGTCCTGTCTAGAATACGATGTAAACTTATTTTTTGACAAGTATGAAGAAACTGAGTCCCTTAGACCAGCAATTGACCAGCTTTGTGAGCAGTGTCCAGTGGTAAGAGAATGTTTTGCTGTTGGAATTTCTCAAAAAGAATGGGGAGTCTGGGGTGGCGTTTACCTTGAGGGTGGAAAGATCTCTAGAGAGTTTAATCGCCATCGTAATAAGCAAAGCTGGGGACAGAAGTGGAAGGCATTGACGGTAGACTGATGTATACAGATGAAATGAGAAGAGCGTTTAGGTCGTTAGACTCTTACTGTCCTAAAAACTTTGCAGTTAAGGTTGTAGACAATGATTACTTTATTACAATCATCGCTCCTGAAAAAATCTTCATGTCTTTACCTTCGCAAGAAGAAAAGATTAAGGCTATTGAGTATATGATTAGAGTAAAGAAAGCACTAGAAATGCATGGTGCAATAGTAGAAATACTAAGAGAGGGTGGTAAAGAAAATTGATTATTGATACCATTATTATTATAGGTCTTTCTGTTCTTATTGCAGCACTGGGAACTATGCTTGTCGTTCAGCAGATCAAGATTAGGGGCATGGAAAAGAGCCTAAAGCAAAGCGAGATTGACATTGATTTTCTTGCTGATGAGGTGCTAAAGATTAGCGATGAGCTAGACAAGGCTAGGCTAGAGGCTAGTGACGGGTTTGTAAAGTTTTTATCTGACTCTAGAGAATGGGCTTTTGGGTTCATTGAGAAGGTTCAGGATGACCTAAAGTCGTTATTTGATAGCATAGCTGCAGGAGAAAGCGATCCACAAAAGCTAATGAATCTAAAGCAGTACCTTCCTACTGAGGAGCCAGGTGAACAGCAAAAAGGTTGATGTTGATAGCATGTTCCTTGCATCAACGATCTCACCCTTACTGGGTCGTGACCTGTTGGAGGATGCATACTACGATGATGAGTATGGGTACTCTAATTCCAGATGGGTAGAACCAGGAGTGCCAGGACCAGATGTTTGGTACAGAATTAATTCTCACGGATTTAGATGCGATACACTGTCTAGTCCAGACAAGAACAGTATTAACATTCTGGTTGCTGGTGACTCCCTAACCTTTGGAGAGGGAATCCCTGCAGAGTTCATGTGGTCAAATCAGTTAGCAGGTATGGTACACCAAAAGACTGGTAAAAATGTTTCAGTAACAAACCTATCAGTTATGGGTGGTTCTGCAAGATTGGCTGTTAGAAATATCTTTGCATACATAAGAAACTACGGCATTCCAGATTACATTTTTGTACTTATACCATCTGTTACAAGAAACATTATTTATAACGAAAACTTGAAGTCCTTTACTAACTTTTATTACCATGTTAATAAAACTTGGTCTCAAAATAAGATTGTAAAGAGACATGTCAAGCACAGTATCAAAGAAGATAGCCTTCTCACAACTATAGATAGCATGAGAATGCTTGAAGACCTATGTTCTGCATATGGGATCAAGGTTGTGTGGTCATCATGGGAGCCAATGGATCAGGATGTTTTAGCTAAAATTGATTTTACGGGGTATATAGAGTACCCCCATGAATTTAGTCCTGGCAAAAACGATTCTAACCTTCCTTATTGGGAGCTGGCAAACGATGGCTCTCATCCTGGAACTGCATGGAATATCAACATGAGCAGGGTATTTTTTGATACAATGGACCTGTGATAAACAAGTTAAGAATTCTCTTCTATATGATTAGACATCCTAAAAAATATAAAGAGATAAAACAAATAAGTAAATATATTTACTAAGGAGAAATAATGAATAAGGCAATGATTGATTCCTATCTAAGGAATCTTTTGGGTGTAGTTCTAGCACTAGTAACTACTGCCATGGCTAATGCTGGAGTGGCATCACCACTTGAGCTTGGTGCAGGAGAATGGCTTACCGTAGCTAATGGTCTATGGGCAGCTGCTATCCCAACAGTAATTCGCTACCTCAACACAAAGGATCCAGCTTTTGGACGTATTGCTGAGGCTGCTGCAGCTGAGGTTTCCAAGAAGTTGGACACTGAGGCAAAGAAGATTAATCGCACCACGAAGGCTGCTCCTAAGAAGAAGTAGTTAATTTAAATTGAGGGGGTACTACGGTACCCTCTCTTTTTATTATCTAAGCAAATACTTAGTTTTAACCATTTGTCCGTGTTCTCCAACAAGATCAATTCGTGCCTGCTTCTCTTCATAAGTCATGTTTGAAAAGAATGTCACAAGATTATATCTAATTCCAGAAGTAATTGGGTGGACAAAGTGGCGATAAGAATATCCAGATGGGAATATGAATAGCTGATTTTTCTTTGGCTTAATCTTTACACCAAAGTGTTCAAACTCTATCTCCCCACCTTCGTAATCATCATTTGGGTAATATGTTAGTGAGGCTGTTCTTGGAGTTGCATAACTATCGTCTGGATGTGAACCAAAGAAGTCTCCTGGTTCAAACTTTGAGAATCTCCAGCCTTCTCTTGAGTTAGGTCCAATTCTATAGTATACAAAATAAGAGTCAACAACTTCTTCAAATGCGTCTGCTAGTATTGTGGTTGCTGGATCTTGGTGCTCTATCCAAAGCGACAAAGAGCTTTTGCCAAATCTCTCATTTTTATAGTAATCTTCTCTTTGAAGCTCACTGCTATTCTTTAATTTTTCTAACAGGTCTTCATCAAGTTCAATGTTGTAGATGTGTAGCCCAGGAATTGGTGATTCAAAGCTAAACTCTTTGCCACGTGTGCTACGACTGGTTGGCACTCTCAACCCTCTCTTTCATCTCTATAGGAAAGTCTGTACATATGCCATAGGCATTCATATCAATTATATACCCAAAATATTCTGGTAAAAGTATTACAGAGTTTTTAGACACTGGTTTGCCAGGAAAAGCCCAAATGTTCCCATGACTTGTTATTGTATAGTCATCCTGCTGATGCCAAAAATAGTTTGCATCTAGCCAGGGACGGGAAGCAAAGTATTCAAGAGCTTCTAGATTTTTACAGTGAAACCATGTGTGTGGTATCAGCTCTCTAAGTAAACTTCCAGATACTAGGTAATCCATCTTGTCATGTCCTAGCCACAGCCTGTCGTTATATCCTCTAACGTCTACTTCTACGTCAAATCCATGTTCTATAGCAGATAGGACATGGTCTGGGCGATTTTCTTTATTTGTCTTGCCAGCTACGTTTCCCCTATGTGCTATAAACTTCATTGGCGTTTTACCACAATCTTATCATTAGTAAAGTTAGGAACCTTAATGCAAACTACTTCGCAGTCTTCATGAAATACTGGATCTGCTATTTCCATTGGCTCTAGAACAAAAATATCTCCAGGAACGAATGTCTTTCCTTGTAGGGTCATGGTTCCTCGTACAAGAAGGTTAATCTCATCAAGGTGCTCATGATAGTGCCAATCCCACTTCTCATCTTTTTTATGAATTTTAAAAGAAACTTCTAGTCCTTTTGTTTTATAAATAGCCTTATCAAAGTTGCCAACAAACCATCCACCAATAGTATCTTCTAGCTTACCAAGAATCATAGCCCAAGACCTTCCCAATCTGTATTATTAAAGCCAAGATCTGTAATTACATTGACGGCAACAGCACGATCAGGATCTTGTAACTCTAGTTTATCATTAATCAGAACACGCTTTCCAGATGTAACACCCATAATTAGATGGTCCCACATTACCCCAAGAGATCGCAAGTGTCTTTCAGTCATTTCTCTGGCTGATTCTTTGCGTGCAGTCATAAGAACAATTGTGTGTCCAAGTGAGTCCCAGTAGTTTAGCTTATCAATAACTCCAGGATTTAGTTGTGGGTCATACTTGTCTAAATCACTAAACACATGTGCATGTTTAAGAATGGTGCCATCAAGGTCACAGATAATTGTCTTAGGCTTGTCTGTATAAAACTCTGCCTGTTTTCCTCTATCGCTGCTCATTTAAATAACTTTCTATGTCTTGTGGGGTACCCAAAGATTTATATTCATCACTAAACAAGTGGTAGCCTCTAATATTTAAACCTTCTTTAATTAAATAGTTGTACGTAATAGAGACATAGCACTCAGGATATCCCTGATCTTTATAATCAGCTACGGCTTTGCGTGCAGACTCAAAGAACATGTATGCGTGCTTCCAGTAGTGTATACCAACAAGGGCATTGTTGCTTATTGGCTGCTTTTCTGCTATCGCCAATGCAAATCCATTATCATCAAGAACTGCAAAACTATTCTTAGGGTTATCTGATAAGTAAAGAACAACTGCACCATCAGACTCATCTTTTTCTACCCAATTCATAAAGTGTTCAGCATCCCAGTCCATGTGCTGATCGCAATTTGTAACGATAAGCTCTTCCATATTATTGATGTAGTGTTCAGCAAACAATGCACTGTGTGCTGCACCTAGATGCTCATCATTAACCCTAATCTCAATAAAGCTTTTGCATGTCTTTTCAAATATTTTAGTTAGCTTTTCGTTATCATCTGGATTTTCAAAGTCACGGGTAATAAAAACAAATGTGCCGTCAATACCAAGGCTAGTAATAGAATGTTCAGCCAGAGTAATGCCGTTAACTTCAATTAGTGGCTTGGGAGTGGTATAGCCAGCCTTTTCAAATCTGGAACCTTTGCCAGCCATTGGGATTATAATATGCACTAGTCTATTATACTGTATAATTGTTTTATGCCACCAGAAGAATTAAAGCTTAATCCAATGACAAGAGTCTCAGCAAAGAAGTACGAGGTCTTGGAGTGGAAAGAAGGCCTAAACATTCTTCACGCTCATAAGGCAAAAGTAAACCTACATAATAAAGCAAATCCTTCTGGTTGGCTAGAGCTGAAGGGTGACTTTTTTGTTGCATTCTTACCTTCCCCATACTACCATCTTATTACGGATATTATAGGTGAGTACGAGATTCTAAGATCTTATAACAAAAGCATTAGACTTGTTTTATTTCCAACAAAAGAAAAGTGGGCCAATAGTGTTGTTCAAAAGATTATTGAACTGTATAACCCCATAATACTAAATCAATCAGGCGAGGAGAGTGTTGTAGTTTTTGAAAATGCTTACGGTCTGCTAAATATGCAATATTTGTCAGGCAACTCAAAGGTTGGATGGTCAACAGAGTCTGGCCTTTTTCAAAATATAAGATTCCTTGATTGCACGGAGTACAACGTTGGCAACTTGGCTGGCCCAAGAACTGCAATGCTGCTAGCTGGCACATACAAACTTCTATCATCTAAAAGGTCTAAAACAGGCGGTCCACAAAAAATATACTCAATAAGAAACTCGCTTCCAATATCATCTGACATGTCTATTGATACTAAGGATAAAGAAATTAATGCAGTATATACTACAAGATTTCATCCACAAGAGCAAAGGTTGGCACAATACTTTGCAAAAAAGGGTTATAAAGTTGTTGACTTTTCAAAGCTATCAATTGATCAGCAAATAGATATTTGTAGTAGTGCTACTCATTTTGCAGGAACAAAGGGCAGCAACTTAGTAAATGCACTATTTATGCCACCTGGTGGTCAGGTTATAGGCATCCATACTGCAAACTGGTGGAACTATGATTTTGAGCACTATTTAACTGAGTATGGACATACGTATACTTCAGTTAATTATAAATTTCTTTTCCAAGGAGGTAGGATTAATCTCTTGCGTCCACCTGAACACTGTAATATAGATGATGTTATAGAAGAATTAGATACCCTAGATTGTTTATGATATAATATATTTGCCTGCCAAACGGGGGCACAGTCGCTTATAAAGGAGGACAAAATGATGGCATCGCTATATTTACAGGATCCATTCAAGACATTCAGTCAGGAAATTGACAGGATGTTTAATGTACCACTACAGAAAACAAACTACCCACCATATAACGTCAAGAAGGTAAATGACGACCACTTCGTAATGGAGTTCGCAGTTGCTGGTTTTGGTAGGGGTGAGCTAGATGTTTCTGTAGAGAAAAACATTCTTACCGTAAAGGGTGAGAAGTTGGGCAAGGAAGAAGAGTATCTATACAAGGGGATTGCTACTCGTAAGTTTACTCGCTCCTTCTCACTACCAGAATACTTTGAGATTACTGATGCGTCAGCATTTGACGGTATTCTGTATATTGATCTTCACCGCAATATGCCAGAAGATCTAAAGCCTAAGAAAATTGAAATTAGGTAGTGTATAATTGAAGAGTCCCCACACAGGACAAGGTATGTTCATTATCTTAGGATGATTAGTTACCATTTTAGCTGGGCAACGCCATTGGTCGCTGTGTGGGGACCTAGTAGAATGCTGATGTAATGAGTTTAAGAATTGTTGAAAAACATCCAGAAAGAGCAAACCCTTCAGGTACCCCATATAACTTTTTCCCACCTATAGATGGTCAGTTTCAGTCCAGATTTACCCATGAGGTAAAGCATTATGAGTACATGAGCAGTCCTGGGGTTATCCTAGAAAAGCATCACGATGATGGGCTGCATATCTTGTTTGCAGGCTGTAGTGTAACAAATGGTCTTGGTCTTATTTACGATGAGATGTGGAGAAATAAGCTAATTAAAAGGCTTAAAGATACCCATAGAATAAAGAATGTAAGCTCTATTGCCATGTCTGGACATGCAATTGTTGGTCAGGTGCTAAATATATTTGAATATATTGATCAGCACGGGAAGCCAGATATCATAATGTTTAACATGCCAGATATGATGAGGCTTGTTGCAGTTAATCCAGAAAATAACGAGTACGAGATTACAAAACTATGGATTCGTAAAGACGAAGAGGTTAGAGACTCGTTCTTTGCCACAAAAACAATGTTTGGTGCACTTACTGCACAGCTATATGAGATGCTAGAGCTAATGTGCAAGTCTCATGATATAAAACTTTTATCGTCCTCTTGGGACCATAACACAACTGAGTCTTTGCAACACTTTAAAACATTCTTTAGCGTTACGCAGGATGAGATGGAGCGTGGAACCCAGAAGGCGGTAGAGGAGCATCCTGATATGGAGTGTCCACTATATGCTAGAGACGGAATCCACTATGGAGAAGCTCAGAACTACTTCTGGGCAGATAAATTCTATGAAAAGCTAATGGAGATCATAGATGAATAACATATTCATTATGATTCCAGCATATGAAGACGGAACATTAGTTAATACAGTTAATGATTGTATAAAAAATGCAGATAGACCAGAAAGTTTATCGTTTGCAATAGCAATGCAGTATAAAGAATGTCCATATCCAGATGTTGAAGAGTTTCGTAAAAGTCCTAATTTTATATTTGTAGACTATGATGTTGACTCTAGGCCAGGTGTAATGCAGCTACGCAATAGGCTAGCCAGACTGCATTCTGGTCAGGAATATGTTTTGTTGTGCGATTCACATACAACCTTTGTGCAAGGATGGGATACTAAATTAATTAATGACTATCTAGATTTGCAGTCTAAACATGGGCATCAGGTAATTATTTCTGCACAAATGGGGGAAGACACAAGGCACATTGATGGTAACGATCAGAACTGTAACTGCAAAGATTACGATGGGCCACAGCCACACGCATATACTGTTTGGAATAAGCCAGAAAGTGAGGTTACAAACTTTGACTTTCTGCATGCTGAACCAAAAGTAATTATCTCTGAGCATCAAGACTTTGTTCCAACATACTACTCATCCCATCACATGTTTTTCTTTCATCACGACTATATAAAAGACGGATGGATGTTTGATAGTGCCAGAAATTATGGTGAAGAGACGTTTAGTTCTTATATAGCATTTATGAGGGGCTGGACAATCTATCGTTCATACAAAAATGTTTATATGTATCATAACCAAAATGCCAACGGTAACTATTCAGAGATTGCAAAAACAAAAACTTTTAGTGCCCTCACAGATCGTGGCAGAACTATTTATCAAATCATCAGGTCTATGCTTTACAATGTTGGGCCATATAAGATTAATAGTGACAGGCAACCCAGAGACTTTTATGTTGCTATAGGCCTTGAAAAGGAATACGACAGAATCATTGAGCTTGGCCTATTCTCTGACCCAGAGGCTCCAGACTTTGGAGAACAGCCAATTAGCATTGTTACTGGTGGTGCTGGATTCATAGGCTCAAATTTGGTTGATAGATTAATTAGCCTTGGTCACAAGGTGATCGTAATAGATAATGAATCATCTGAATCCCATGACCAGTTTTATTGGAATGATCAGGCCACAAACTGCAAGCTTGATATCACAAACTATGACGATACAAGGCACATATATAATGGTGCAGACTATGTCTTTCATCTAGCAGCTCAGCCACGAATTCAGCCAAGTATCCAGGAAGACCCAACCAAGACTATACATACTAACGTGTATGGAACATCTGTAGTGCTACAGTGTGCCAGGGAAGCAATGGTACAAAGAGTTATTCTGGCATCTACATCATCTATCTATGGTAATGGTAGCCTTCCAAATAAGGAATCAGACCCTGCTAATTGTTTAAACCCATACTCAGCATCTAAGCTAGCTGCAGAAAATATTGCAAATATCTATAAAAACCTTTTTAATTTGGACGTAGTAATACTTAGGTACTTTAATGTTTATGGTCTCAGAGAGCCTGTGAGAGGCTCCTATGCCCCAGTAGTGGGAAGATTTCTTAAACAGTTCTTCAGTGATGAGCCACTGACTATTGTTGGAGATGGTGGGCAGAGGAGAGACTTTACTCATGTAGACGATGTTGTATCTGCTACTATTTCAGCTGCTACATGCACTATCCCTGATAACAACATTATTAATGTTGGTACTGGAACTAACTTTTCAATCAATGAGATAGCAGGCACCATATCAAATAATGTTGAGTATGTTGATTCTAGAAAAGGAGAAGCCCAAAACACTTTGGCAGATATTTCTTCTGCAGCTAGTGCCTTGGGCTATTCTCCATCAAAAAGTGTAATTGACTATATTATACAAAGTCTATATTAATAACACAGCGATAAATAGAGCTAACTGGTGCAGTTGGTGCATGGTAGTTGCTTCCATCAAACACTAGTCCACGCCCACGCTTAGGTGTTACCCTACGCTTTTCTGTAAACTTTGTTGGTGTAGGCTTCCCATCCTCTTTCATCTCATTGAATAGGATGGTATCACCGTCAGCATCATTAACATAATACAAGAAAACCTTGTGGTCTCTATCAGTATCAATGTGTGGCATTTGATACTTACCATAGCTTGAAAGTGGTGCCATTGGAACAATATTAATTTTAATTCTTAGGATCTCGCTAAACAAGATCTTGTTCTTTCTAAAAAATGATTCTGCTAAGGATATAATTTCTTTTCTTAGCGGATGCTGGTGCTCTTGAGTTAGAACTGCAACAAACATTGGGTGTTCAAAAACATTCTTGTCAATGATTGCCCCACCGTCTTCATTCTCAGTATTGCTGGCAGGTGCAAATACCCAGCCAATTGGTTGGTTATTCCATCCAGTAATCAGGTGCTCAATCTTGGCAATTGTATTTTCATCAACGAAGTTGTCATCTACAATGATCATTCTTCTCTCATTTCTCTCATATAAGTTCTTTCTTTGTGACAGTTGGAGCAAACAACATCACATTTTCTTACTTCATTCCAGGCAGCTTCACGCCCATATTTTTTAAGGACACGATAAACTATGTCCACCTTCTTCTTGCCAGGACGGTGGTCAAATTCAAGAATGTAGTGCGGATATTTAACTCCACAATCCTTACAGCCTTGTTTTTCTTTATAAGCCTGAAATTCTGCGAATATTGACATGTAGTAATATTATACCACTATGCATCAGTAAAAGATACAGACAAAGAGCATCTTGGCTCAAGAGACTCCACGCTATGTCTAATATTTTTGGGAACAACTAGAACGTCTCCTGGCTGTAGCACACGAGAGTCTATGGTTCCATCATCGTAATACATTTTCCACAATACAGTTCCAATTAGCTGAAAGAAAATTCCATCTACTGGATCGCTATGAATAACTGGTGTTAACATATTAAGATCAAACCACTCAGGCAATTCATCTGGGGTATCTTGGCGAAACTTAGAATGAATAGACTTTGCTTCGTCAGGAATTGATCTGCCAGTGGTTATATTTTCAAACTGAATGATTGTCATGGCATCTATAAAGTTTCCTGGATGCCAGCCATCAGCAAGGTTCTTTAAATAGTTTATTTTTTCATTAATCTCTGAGCGACAAATTGCTGTTCCAATAACTGAAAATCTATCTATTGGTGCATCTTTTCTAAACCAGTCGTAAATCTCTTCAATGTCTTTCCATGTGAGATCTGACTCAAACTCTTGCTTAAAAAGCTCTATTCGTTCGTGATTAATTGACACTGCCATAAATCTATGATACCATACTATCTCTGTTATAAAAATGTAATAATTCTTTGCATTCTACAAAAAACACTTGAGTATAATAGATACACTAACAATTGAAGAGGAGACCTATGACTACGGTTTATACAAAGCCTGCATGCGTGCAGTGCGATATGACAAAGAGATACCTGGATAAAGCAGGGGTATCATACGAGACTGTTGATATTACAACAGATCCAGCAGCACTAGACATGATTCTTGGAATGGGATTTTCTTCAGCACCAGTAGTAATTTCTGAGGCAGGTAACTGGGCAGGGTTCAGGCCTGATATGCTAGAGCAGCTTGCAGCCTAACCTGTGATATAATTTTACTATGAATAATGATTGCTGCCCAGAAGAAGGCCTAGAGAAGAAGTCACCCTGCTGGGAAGGCTACGTACAGCGTGGCATGAAAGAAAAAAATGGGAAGATGGTTCCCAACTGCGTTCCAACAGAAAAGTCTGATGACATTTGGGAAGACGGAGATGACGTTGTTTATGAAGTTGTGGAAAAGGCTGAGGGCTATTCTCCTCCTGCTGGTGCCAGGTCTGCTGCTCGTAGAGCTATTAAGTTCAAAGAAGACGGAAAAGCTACAGGAGCAGGAACTGCCGTGGGATGGACTAGAGCTAGACAGCTGGCTAATGGAGAGACACTCTCGCTAAGCACCGTAAAGCGTATGTATTCTTATTTTTCTAGACACGAAGTAGACAAGCAGGGCAAAGACTGGGGCAACTCAGCAAACCCATCTAAAGGATACGTGATGTGGCTAGCTTGGGGTGGAGATGCAGGATATTCCTGGTCTCGCAAGATTGTAAAGGCACAAGAAAACAAAGCATTGTTTGCTGATTTTGGAAAAGATCACACAAAATCTCAGAGATTATCTTCCCCATTCCTTGACTAATTAGCCCAAACTCTGTATAATAATTACATGAGTCAACACGAATATAGCGTACCGCTAGCAAAACCACGTACACCAGAAGAGATGGCTATTGCTGGAGAGGCATACCTTAATGGCAAAAGAGCTGAGCAAGCTCGCATACTTGAGCTTTTAGATGGTGAAGACAAAGCAGGGTATGTTATAGACGTACTCGTTGCACTAAGAAAAAAGATAGAAGAAACAGGTAAGTATTAATGATCACACATGAGCATGGCATGCTAGTTCTTGATGCCCCAATGACTAGGGCTGACCAGGATGCTGTTAATAGTTTTGTACATGAGCAAATCCTTGCAGACAGAAAAAGAATTTTAGATGAGTTGTCAGAACACTTTAATGGTGGTACACTATCTATCGCAGTATTTAAGGTAAAAGAAATCATAACTCAGAACAAAGAAAGATACTAATGGATCACGACCTACTTGAAATTGTATTTGGCCTAGAGCATATTATTGCAGAGTTTTTCTGGAATGGCGTGTTTGTGCTTGCAACATACTTTTTTGCTAAGGGCAAGGCTTTGCGAAATGCTCACAGGTATATTGACCAGAAGCACGGCGTTGAGCATGATGAGGGTTACTAATGCTAACGTTCCAACACCTTGGTGATTGGGGAAGGCTAGGCAACCAACTATTTAAATACGCATCTATGATGGGTATTGCTAGGAACAACAACCTAGACTTTGTCATTCCACCAAAATCATCAGCTGGTAAGTTTGCAGATGAGTATCAGCTCAATGAGTTTAGAATAACTGCAGAGACATCTGAGCATATAAATGATGTCTCAGTACATGAGTCTGACTTTAGCTTTGATGAAAATCTATTTAATAACTGTCCAGACAACGTAAATCTTGAGGGTGGGTTCCAGTCATATAAATATTTTGAGGGAATAAAAGACGAAGTTCGTAATGAGTTTCGCTTTAGGTCTTTATTTAATAAGCCTACATCTAAGAAGTATACCGTCATACATGTTAGACGTGGTGACTATGCCAAAGACCCAGAGCACCACCCAATGCTTTCTGCAGACTATTATAAGCAGGCAATGGAGATGTCTCCAATAACAAACTTTATAGTAGTTTCAGACGATGTAAGGTGGTGTGTAGAGCAGGACGTATTCAGACATGCAACAAAGTATGCTGGGTCAAATATTGCTGATCTTTTTGTAATGACGCAAGCGTCTGCACATATTATTGCCAATAGTACTTTCTCTTGGTGGGGTGCATACCTTGCAGAAAGCGAATCAGTTATTGCACCAAAACAGTGGTTTGGTCCTGCACTATCTATGCATGACACAAAAGACCTAAAGCCTAAAGATTGGATTGAGATAGATGCATTTTGAAGATAGTGTACACTGGACTTATGATGAAGCAAAATCAGTTTTGCTAAAAAAGCATCATGACTATGGGCCAAAGAATATTTCTCATAGTCCAGGTGGACCAATCAATGGCTTGCGTGTTCGTATGCATGATAAGCTAGCTAGGATTAATAACCTTATTGATTCTGGAGCTACCCCAGAGAATGAAAGCCTAAGAGATAGCTTTTTGGATATGATGAACTATAGTGCTATTGGATTGATGGTGCTAGATGGGAAGTGGCCTAATGAGTGATCGCTGGGAAAGACGTAAGCACGATGCAGAAGTAGCTGCAATTGTCAAAAAAGCAAAGCAGGATATGGCTGACTGGATGCTAACAAACAATATCATGCCCTCAGAAAATGAAATGAAAATCTGGCAGGCTGGATATATCTATGGACTTAATAGAGGAACAGGAAACGTTAACAAATGACAACTTTTATTAGAACTACACCAGAGCCAATAAACGTATTGGATGAGGGATACGTTAGGCTTGTAGACGTTCTGGGAGATGACCTTTCAGTAGCTAATGCTGCAAGGGTGTCCTATGACAAGGAGTCAAATAGTTTTAGCGAGAAAGATGCAAAGCTACTAAAGTTTCTTTTGCGTGAAAGGCACACCAGCCCATTCAGACATGCTGCATTAACGTTTGAGGTTTATGCTCCACTGTTTGTTGCAAGGCAATGGTGGAAGTATGCAGTAGCATCTACACACGTTGATGAGCAGAACGGATGGAACGAGTCTTCTAGGCGTTACATTACTGAGGAAGAGAAGTTCTACATTCCGCTGCCAAATGAGTGGCGTAGTAAGCCTGAGAATAGTAAGCAGGGATCTGGTGAACCAGTAGACCTAGAGATTGGCCAGAAGTATTTTGACATGCTCTGTGAGGCTGTTGTGCAGGGCACTGAGGCATATCACATGGCTATGGATGATGGCGTTGCCCCAGAGATTGCTAGGCTATTCCTTCCTGCATATGGCATGTACGTACGTTGGCGTTGGACGGTATCGTTGCAGGGAGTTCTTACCTTCCTGGATCAAAGGCTAGAGCATGATGCTCAGTATGAGATTCAAAAGTATGCAGAAGCAGTCCTTTCATTAACCAAAGAGGCATTCCCAGAAACAATTGGAATACTTTACGAGTGATATAATTAACCTATGAGTTATGACAATTATCTTTCAGAGTATGCCAAGATAGGCTATGGGCCACATGGTGTCATTGTATTAAACAACTTTATTAGTGATTCAGACAGGGATGAGCTAATTAAGTATATTGAAGATGCCTCAGCTGTAGGGACAATACACCAGGAAGAGATTGATAGTCAGCATATATTGTCAATCATGAGAGGTCATGAGGTGAGAGCATATGATGCTGTCAAAGATAATTATGTAGATAGATATGGTGTGGCAGTAAAAAGCACTCCTCGTAATGCTGCCCACCTAACTAACTGGGATATGCTCATTGGCTTTGAGATGCCAATCCATAACGATTCTGAAACCCCAAGTGGGGGGCCAGCAATTCTTGGTGGTTTCTACCAATACAATATCACTTCAATAACCTACTTAACGGATGATTACGTTGGTGGCAACATATCATTTCCTGAATTTGATCTTACACTATATCCAAAAGCTGGAGACATGGTTCTATTTCCAAGCAGGTATAGGCACAAAATATTAAAGTTTGAATCGGGCCGTAGGTATACGATGCCAATGTTCTTCACCTTTGATATTGAAGATACTATTGACCCAAAGCTTACAGAGATTACTGGAGACATCAACCCTTCAGACGTACTATTCTTTGAGGATAAATGAGTATATTTATATCAATAGCCTCTTATGAAGATCCAACTCTGACTAAGACCATCAAGTCTGCCCTGGCAACTGCTGACAAGCCAGATGATATTGTATTTGGTCTTGGCATCCAGCACTCTGAAATGCCAGATCTATCAGAGTTTAATCAGTCTCAGATTAGATACATGTATTGGAGACCAGAAGATCGTCCTGGACTAATTCGTGTTAGGTATTTGCTTACTACCCTTTGGCAGGACGAAGATTATTTCCTAATGACAGATTCTCACATGACGTTTAAGCCAGGATGGGATACATATCTTGTAGATAAGATACAAAGTCTTGGCAATAAAGTTGTTTTAATGCCACAAACACCAATGGGAGAGACTGAAAAGTTTGTTAATGATCAGCACTTTAAGTTTATTTCAGTCAAGCAATGCGATGTCAGCCTTGCTGAAAATTATGGGTTATGGCTAGCTGAATACGATGTAATGCCAGTACCAGTTGACAACAACATAACAGTTTTTGAAGAGGTCCAAGAAACTACGTCATGGCGTTCTGGATGTATCTTTACTTATGGAAGCTTTATCTCTGATGTTGGTTTTGATAGATACTCACATACAGCTCATGAAGAAGGGTATATGTCATTCAGATCATTTATGCGTGGCTGGAAAACCTATCAGCTAAATGTTGACTATATAGAGCACACCCCTGAAGACTATTATGCTGCTAACTGGGTTGGTAAGATGGACCAGCGTGTTGTGACTACATCTAAATATGAAGAAAATCTTATGACAGTCCGTGACATGTCAATGGCTTTTATTTATAATGATTACTCAAAGTATTCCCTGCCGTCAGAAAAAAGTCCTAAAGAGTATTGGGATGCCAATGGACAGGGCAACTACTATGACTTTATAAGGTCTTTGGCAGACAACGATCTATTCAACAATAAGTGGTAGAAACTTCTTCTTAATCTTATTTGACTTTATAAGATCAAACATAAACTCTTCTAGGTCATCGCCAATAACTTTTGGCAGGTCATGTCTGTCAGTATCAAAAATTATTTTCCTAACATTATCCTGCACTGGGAAAAGCTTATCCTGGAAGCTATCATCATAATTATTAGTACTAACGATAACATAATTAGTTAAGTTATTAATGAATCCCTCTAGGCTTGGCATCTTCCAGTCATCAATTTGATTTGCCCAGCGATTTAAAAAGCTATCTTTTGGCAGGATATATGGATGAATTGAATACTGTGGGGTAATGGCTAGAACATATGACACTGGCATGTACTTAGTTAGAGCAACTGCAAGAGTGCCACCCATGCAATAACCAATAGCAACCACCTTTCTACCATTTGCAATCCCATTTACAGCATTAACGATCCTCTGCCAGTCTATCTTGTTGCCATAGCTGCTTGTTTTGTCCACTACGTAGATGCCAGTCACACGCTTGTCTGTCAGAGTTGTAATGAATTGCTCGTGTGGTTCCGTATCATCAGGTGGTGTGCTAGAAAATGACACCACAACATAGTCTGAGTCCTTTTCAATATATGATATCTTTAAAAACTCGCTATCTTCCAGCACTGTCATTTGTTCAAAATACATATTTAGAAAAGAAATATCAACCATGTCTACTATTTTACCATCATTCCTCATGGTATAATGTATATATGGATTATGGAAATGGCGTTAATTTAGTACCTGGCTTTGTAAGCTTTGATGACTCTATGGAGCTTATGGGTTGGATTGATAACAATACAAATAAGTTTATGAGATATGAGTTTGCCAACAACCCACAGAGGTATGCTCTTAGGTTTGGCAAGGACCAAGTATTTTGGAACAACTCACCTTGGGAAATTAAAGGTGTTGACGATATCAGACCTACTATTGAGCGGTATATGAAGAAGGTAACTGATTTTGCTAAGCAACACTACCAATATCCGACAGACCTATATGTCAATTCATTCTGGCTGGCAAAGCAACTTCCAGGTGCATGGGTAGAAGCACACAATGACTGTGACAGTGCACATAATCCACAGTTTAGGTTTAGCATTATTTGCTATTTAAATGCAAACAAGGATGGTGGAGAGCTAGACTTTCCACAGCTAAACATCTCATTAAAGCCACCTGCTGGCTCTATGGCAATCTTCCCAGCACAGGGAGAAGAATATGTACACGAAGTAAAGGCAATCTCTCAAGATCGCTACACCATGCTATTCTGGCTTACTGATGATCCTGCGTATGAGGTTCCGTTTCACAGCGATGTGTGTCAACTAGAGCAATCATATGAACAACATTCACTGCCTCAAAACGATGACCGCAAGAACATAAGTAGTAAATAGGCAGCATAATTAATTTTATATGAATTTATTGAATAAATTACAATAATTACAATATCCATCTGATATAATATTCTAATGGACTATAACTCTATTACATGCGTATACTGCTCTGCTCAAATGGCACCAGTAATTTATGGCTATCCAACGCCAGAAATGATTGATCTTGCAAGGCAAGACATGATTGCTTTAGGTGGATGCAGCTATGCCAACAACCAGCCTACCCACTACTGCTACTCTTGCAATGAGGTATTTCCAGCAGAAGCCTCTGCCTGAAGCTGAACACTTCTGTTGTATCCAGCAATATAACCAGAACGCCAAGCAAGCACATCCTGCTCTGATGGCTTACCATCTTCAAATGTATCTGCAAATAACTTAAGATCTTCTGCTACTCCAGCAATCAAATCATTCTTTTCTTTTTCATTCAATGGCATTCTCTGTCCAATCTTCTCTAATTGCTCTTTGGAGCAAGGCATCCCTACGTAAGGCTGTCATGATGTCTTCACCAGTGACCTCAAAGGTGTAGGGCTTCAAGTCCCAATCATCCACGGTAACCTGGTAGGTCTGTTCTGGAAAGATTAAATACTTGAATTTACCCATTGACTAATTATACACCATCCGCTATAATTTATCTATGATTGATTTTACAACTATTACACCAGAACAAAAAGAAATTTATGACCTTGGATTTCAGGCAGGTACAGAAGCTGCAGACAATAGCGATGCCTGGGATGAGGGATTCAATGAAGGCTTTGCTGTTGGAGAAGAAGAGGGGTATAACGCAGGTATCTACTCTTCAGTAGTAGAGGAACAGGTACAGGCAGCTCGCCAAGAGGGGTATGTTGAGGGATACCAAAAAGGATTTGAGTATGAGCAACAGCGTATTCACTCTGTAATCCAGATGCAGATGCGTTGGGCAGAAGAGCAGAACAAGGGAAGAGACTATATGTTCTGGAAGGGTGTAAAAGAAATCCTTACGCCAATTAAGTTTGAGCCTTGGTCAGAAGAGCGTTGGCAAGAGGAGCTTGAGAAGGATGGCTTCTAAAGAGTTTAAGTTTGGCTGGTGCTACACAGGCCATCATGATCAATGCGTAGTAGTATTATCAAGTATCCCAGATAGAACTTGTGAATGTGAATGTCACCTAAGCGGAAACTAGTCTACGCTTAACTGGATCAAATACTTTAGGGGACTTCTTGTTAGCCTTGCCGTTCTGACGGTCAGAGTTTCTAACTCCAGTGCCCTTGCCCTTTTTAGCTGCCATGATAACAATTGTATCACAAACTTGACACATTCTACGGTTTGAGGTAAAATATACCTATGTTCGTAATAGCTAAGCGTGATACATATATTAATCTTATGAAAGATATGGATGTTGAGACTGCCATACCCCAGGGTACCCGTATGTTCCACATCACATCAGACAAGCAGACCAAATACCTAGAGCCAGATGAGATCTGTGTGTACACGCCAGACCTGGGATTAAACTATACATACAAGGGAGATTGGGAAGAAAGTGCTGCGTTTTAGACATTACCACGATAAGTTCACGGTAGCCAATCCGTCATGGGGTCTTAACTTCTGGGGGTATGGTATCAGAAAGCCAACCCTAGATATTATGCTAGGAAAACACATATTCGTAATATTTTGGGACAATGCAAGATGAAGATAACTACAGAGTCTGGGTCTGTATACGAGATCAATGAGCGTGGCATCATGACTAAGTATAATGCTAGTGGTCATGGTGTGGATTCTTGGAAAATTTGGCAGATGAAGGCTGTGCCTACAGATGTCAAAGATATGAAAGAAGTTTGGGATTTGCCTTACAGTGAACCAGAGATTGGTAAGCTGCTTTATGTTGGAGGAAAAGATGGCTGGTGGCTAAGCACACCAGTAGTTAGGATTGAGCACTAATGGATTTTATGAGAGATACTTTTGGGTCAGCTTGGGCATACTATGTGGCCTTTGGTATTTTAATTGCTTGGTTTGTGATTTACCAGGGGAATAAAAGGAAATAGCAATGCCACTACATGTAGACATTAGAATTAACGATACACTAATTAATCAGATTCACATTGCTCGTATTAAGGGTGGGACTAAAGCAAATGACATCAATGAGTATGTTGTGGTTGATGGGCCAAAGCCTGAAAGGTATGAGGATTGGCTAATTGATGGTATTCCATTTACGCATCGCTATGGAGATGGTGCAGAGGTCTGTGTTGCCCGTGCCTTGGAGGCATGGGGGTATGGAGTAAATCAGTGAAGCCAAATATTTGGATTCGCCAGATGACCTGGGCAAGCAAGTATGGAATTTGGCTGGGCAAAAAACGAGAGCAAGACCGTATTCTAAAACTTTTAGAAATTGGTGGTCCCATTGAAGCAATCATATGTGACTATTGGGGACACCCTGACTTTGATAAAGATGACGCATTAATGCTTATAGAAAAGGCAATAAAAGCAGGGCAAAAGTATAATGAAAACGAGGTACTTTTGCCAGATGAGGAACTAAACAATGAGTGATTTACTAGATCCAGCTACACTAACGCCAGAGTCTTTGTATAGACTACAATCTGACACATGGTCACAGGGTGCTCAGTATGAGCGTGAACGCATCCTTGCTTTGAAGAAAGAGATTATCAACTGTGTCATTGACTACGGACTAGTGCCTGAAAAGTATGAGCGAATCTGTAATGACATTGATGCACTAATCAAAGGAGAGCAGAAGTAATGAGCTATCACACTCCTATTACAGTATCAGAAGCTATTGAAAGACTTAAGCAACTACCCCAGGATAGCAAGCTAATTGTTACTGATTGGGATAGCGAATACATGGGAACCCATTACAGTCATGTCTATGGTTTTGCTGATAATGGATACATTCTTAATGGTCTTTGTAAAGAAGATTGGTATGAAGAAGATAATTGGGATGATGAAGAGAAAGAAGGGGAATGAGCTGGCAACAAGAACTAAACGATAAGCGTAAAGCTGATGGCTGGTATGGCTGTGTAGCACCTGATGCATGGCGAAAGATTGTAGAAGAAACAGATGAAATGCTTGCCTACCTAGATCCTGAATACAAAATTCTGCAGGTAAAAGAAAAGTATGGCACACTGAGATACTACTTTGGAACTACCGTTGAATCAGATACAACTAAGTATAAGATTATGAGAGCCATTGAGAGGTCTGCAGAGTATAGATCAGGTTTTGTCTGCCAAATCTGCGGTACATCTGGAGAAACAAGATGGAACATCCCATGGGTACAAACACTATGTGATGAACACTACGAACCATATGAGGAACAAGATGAGCTTTGAAAGATTTAGCAGTTCAGATATCTACATGTTTGAGCATGTAGGTGGATTTATTCAGTGCTGCGGATGCTGGCTAGACGGAGATGATGAAGGTAGCTGGCTTGTTGAGCTAAAGACTCCTCGTGAAGCCTTGGCTCATCTGGACAGACATGAAACGGCAGGGCATGACATAGGTGGTGCTCGTAATAGAATTATCAAAGAGTATCCTGATCTAGATATTGAGATACAGCCATACAAAAGAACTGAAGAAGAAGAGATTATGCATAGAAAACTGATGGATGATATCAAATCTAGGCATCAGCATCCACCACAGCAATTTAGAGATAGGAGTAATGGTGAGTAAATGGATTAGAGCAGGCAAATCTGAGTGGGGACTTGGAGCATACTTAACTTTATTTAATAAGGTTCACTTTTATTGTGGAACAGCAGACAATCTTGGAGTAGCTATTAATATTAGTCTGTATGACAGGTCACTAACCTTTCAGCTTCTTCACATATACGCTGGATTTGAAGTGTTCCATGGCGAGGATCCAGAATTAATTGAATGGTTAAATAATGAGTGATATAAGTCGGGCGAAAAGCTCGGCGGTACATAAGAGATACATCCAAGACTATCGTCTTGACAATCTTACATAGCGAGAGGTATAATGGTTATACAACAATCATATGTTTGTGATAAATGCAACACAACTAAAGTACTAAGAAATACCCAGAAAGGTTTCCAATTCATATGTCCCACTTGTACGATGAAGTAGAAGTAGATGAAACCCTATCTGGATTTAATGTAATTAAACGCTGTAGCGTATGCAAGAATAGCCCTGTATTTGTACATAATTCAAGAGACAAAGATCGTGCTATCAAAGCAGTAGAAATGAAGTTCAACGAGGTTCACCTGGAGTGTAATGTATTCTGAAGAAAGATGTCCTATTTGTAAGTGGGTAATGATAGTAACTATCAAAGATGGTAAGTCAGAGTATCACTGTGCATCTAAACATGAACCAGATCCATTGCCAATAAAGTCTATGGGATTCTCATCCCTACTTCACTAAACTTTGGCGGTATAAAGAATAGACACTACCATCCCCTATATAAACATAAACACCTATAGAAAGACATAAGGCTGATATGGAGAATATCCTCATAGGCATTGCTTGCTTTATTGGAGCTTTCATAGCTAGCTGGATAGCACACAAATAACCAAATTTGGATATCAAGTATAGGCATAGCCCATATCAACGATAGCCCCATAGCAGATCAAAAGATGATTCTAATACCCTCCCAAATTGGCATATATGGCTTCTGAGAGCATGTTCTGATGGTGTTATTTGAGATAAAAGATATTACTGATTATATTTGATTGTGGAGGAAAGTGGATGGTTGTGGAGATATATGGTGAATGGAACGCATTTATACGAGGGGCCGTAATCAAATTGTTACAAATCCCCCTTGCCCAAATTGAGATATCCTGATATAATGCCCAAATTACCCTATTTAAAATTGTCCAAATTTGGATAAAACTTTCAATAAATAAACAATAATATCCAAATAATGAAAACTTTCAGCGATTTTTTATGATTCTTCGTAATACCTTATTTGGGGATATCAGACCTATGTATTTACTATAGGTGTATTACTTATATAGGGGATTATTCTATACCTATTTGGTCAGAGTAGAATGGTTCTTCCTCTGTACCCTGCCCCTGGGCAACCGCCTCTTGATCGGCGGTATCTTTGGGGGTAAAGACAAATAGATCCTTAACCAAATTATACATATTAGGCATAAAGGAAGAATACTCTTGATGTATCTTATTAGCTTCCATAGGAAACATATAGTTAAAGAAATGTCTAGGCATATATATATTATATCAGCTTATACCCAATTTGGATATTTGGGGAAATTTCTGCGAATTTCGTAATACCTTCGTAATCAATTTGTTATAATTTGGATATTGACAATTTGGATAAGATGATCCGAACCCCCTTCAGGGCTGGTGTCAAGCAACAGTATCAAATAGTTCATCTAGACTTTCAAATCCAGTATCCTCAACAATCTCCAATGCTTCCAATAGCAAATCAAATGTCTCGTTGATGAAATTGTCTGTCAAATTATTTCTACTAACAATCTTGTTATTCAATAGGTATGCTAGTGGCAATCCCAAATCATTGTATTCAATGAAATCTTTGAACTCCTCGTCATCACGATAGTTGAGCCATAGGTCTGCTAGTATTACTGCCTTGTTATCTATTGTTGTAGTCATTGTTGCCTTCCTTTTCATCTACCGCTGATTCCGCCACCAAAATCATTCTGTTGTAAAGTGTCGTTGGTTGTCTGTGAGCAATAAACTTTCCTACCAAATCTAAGTCTAGCGTGACATTACTTAGCAAGTCAGTTATCTTCACAGCGACTTTCTGTTCCTCTGATAGTTGTTGTTTTCTCATAGTTATCTTTCTCATTATACCAAAATTAGGACAGGGGGGCAAGGGGAAAGTAGGAATACCCTCACCCCCCTATCTGGTGGTACAGAAGTCAACCCCTTAACCTCTGTACTCTCCTAGGGAGCAAGCTCAACCCAGGAACTCTATTTAATTAAATACTGTATTCAGTCTGATATCTTCATGGTACTTGGGGAATGATTCTAAGTACTCCAGAATTCGATCAGACATCTGGTCCCTATAGTTCTCCATTAAATAGTCCATAGACATCCAACCGTCTAGGCCGTCATCAATGTCTTCAGTCTCCATGAAGTTCATAGCAAAGCTTTCTTCCTTAGTTAGGAGGAAAGGTGTAGATACCTCTATAGGGCTACCGTCATTGTAGTTGTATACGTGTAGGTACCAACGGTCCTCATTCCAGAATGATTCCATGGTCTCTGGATTATATTCTTCACGTACAAATACGTTGACGTCATAGTCAATCTTGGTCTTGTTAAAGTTCTTGTTACGTCTCTCTAGAGTTTCCATTATTCTCCTACGTATTCTGTTATAAATCCGTTACCCTTACACTTTTTGCAGTTAGGGTCTGCCTCTGAAGGGAGGTGTGCACCATTGTTCATGATAAGTGTATAAGGCTCATTCTCATCATAGCATTCACATTCTGTCTCTACAGATAGCAGGCACACGTCCATGTCATCTTCCCACGGTACTTCAGTAACATAGTATCCTATTCTATTTATATAGTGATACCCAGCAACAAGCAGGGAACTCATATCACCATCAACATAGGTCCATATATACTTAGGGTCTACAGACTTTACATACTCTTGCTCTGCACCATAGGTTTCAAACATGTAGCTAGGATACTCATTGCTAGCATACTTATCTAAATGATTTTTGACAGGCTTGAATTTGTTGAACCATGCATCCCAACCCTGATACTCTGTTGCTTCACGCATTATTCAACCTCACTAACTTCTAGGACAGAGACATCGTCAAACTCAAGATACTCTCCATCAAATACAACTTTGTAGTCTTGAAAAACATTGTCAGTCAGCATTTCAACAACTTCCTGCTGGTCATCTGCTTGAACAAACATAGAGTTCTGAAATGATAGTTGAAAAACTATTTCGTATTCCTTCACCTTATCCTACTTTCTAAAAATGGAAGTCCACAGGAACAAGATACCAGTCATCTCGTCCTTTGTCAATAGAGTCAAGCATATATTTTCTATTGGAAGTGTCGTTCATCATATCAAAGAAATATGAATTGTAGTCCCACTTGCCAGTGGCCATGTCATATAGTTTAGTTACAGGATACAGTTCCATACCCACCTTGAAATGGTCATGCTCAAAGTCGTCAAGGTTGTCAAGAATGTCTGATAGGTTTAGCTTTCTTGCTTGCTCAATATACTCACCTAGTGTCTGCAAACGGAATTTGTGAGCGGTATCTAGATAAGACTGAAAGCGAGGGTCATCCTGATGAGCAACATCTCCAGTGTATTCATCATTATACTGATTAGCTGGGTCCGTAGTCCAACGTCCTCCGCCTGTTACAAACCAGTCATACCAAGTATTATACTCATCACCTGAACCCATTTTTAGGTCAAGATAACCCTTGACGTTACGGTGTGCTTGGTCAACATCCTGAGCTTGTGTAGCAATGTATTGTATTGTATGCATGAAATCCTACTTTCATTTATTATTAGCTAAATATATTATAGGCGGAAAGGTCGCTTTTGTCAACAGCAAATCGCTGGGTATCCATCCAAGCAGTCTCACCAAAGAAATACTTAGGCCTCTCACCTGCTGGCTCTACTTTATAGAAATCCTCATAGCGATCAGACTCATACACCCTTACCCCTCCATTATGAAATATCCTGGTCCAGGTTGTACTTGATACACTTGGCTTCTTGTCTACTACGCTCTTACCCATTTTTGATTATCTACTTTCTCAATGTATGCTGTTTGGTCTAGGTATTCTACTCCACATTTTAGCAGATACACCTGTGTCGTGTCAACGCTACCCTGAAGATAATCCCAGTCATCTGAAAATTCAACGACTTCTTCAAGCTGGTCGTAAAGTCCATATAGGTGCTGCACCATGAAGTTTGTCAGCTGTTTGATATCCATGAAATCCCTTGTCTTGTGTCTTCTATGTAAGTTTACTTTGTCTCTGATATAAAGTCTGCCCATACGTCTGTGTCCTCTACACCCTCAAATACATCTGCGAGATAGCGTAGAACATACTCTGCACCCTCTTGAAATCCCTGTTGATAGTCTTTCATCAAATCTTCTCCAATATCTCTGCTAATCTAATTAGTTGGTCTTCTGTAAGGCTGTTGATAACATCCTCGTTGATAAGACTACCGTCAGTCCACTCGCTCATTCCCAACCTTCTTCCTCTTCTAGTGTGTATGGGTTTAGTTTGTGATTAAAGTATAGGTTAGAACAATCTAGGCAGAAACCTAGTTCCTCATGCCATACATCTTCTTCCACCTCGTTGCCACAATGGCCAAATCTCTGACAAGGTAAATAACCATTAGACTCATACTCTTGCTCCCCCTCACAAATTCTGCAAAATGGGGTGCAATCGTAATTACCTTCGTGATTAGGACATACTTTCATAGTAGTAACTATAGCACTAGGGTCAGACATTTTACCTATACCTCCTACAAGCAGCTTCCTTGTGTCCAATCTTCTTGGCATTTGATTTCCAACTCTTACCACAGCCTACACAGCGGTATAGATCGTAGTATTCACCAGTCTTAATTTTCCTGGTATACAAGGTGCCATCACGATAAGTCTCATACTCACTAACAAAGAATCCCATTAGTCTTCTTCCTCTTCTTCTTCCTCGTCTAATTCCTCAACATCAATAGAATAAACACCATCATACGTAATCTCTGAATCCATTGTGTCACCCCATGAAGTCCAAGCTAGTTCCTCTGCATGGTCAGCAGAATCAGCTTCAATTTCTCCAGCAAAATCAATCTTCATTTTTACATAGTACCTGCCCATGTTTTTCCTTTCCTACTTGTATAAATACTAGCAGAGGGGTACGACATTTTATGGAAAATATCTTGGAAATTCTTAAAGTTTTTCTTAATGCAATTTGGTGCCCGATACGATCCTCGGCCCCCAATGGAGGCAGTTTTACTTCATGCCCAGGAAGGAATACAGGTTATGCCATTATCAGTTCTTTGACAACGCTAAACACCTTGTTCTTCTCAGCAGTGGTCACAGGGTCAAAGCCAGAAGCAGCAGCTAGGATAGACTCATTGGAGCCACCACGAGCAGAGCGATACCAGTCTAGCCTCTCAGTCATGGCGTTAGCCACACCCCAAGCAGTGCCAGAGATAGTGTTGTTGAAGTCTCCAACATAGATAGCGTTTAGCTGGTCTACCTTGGATTCCCACTTCTTCATGCTTCCCTTGGAATCCTTTTCTGGCTTAGGGTATAGGGTCTCCACAACCTTGTCGAATTGAGCCTTGGTAACTTCAGTCTCAATCATGGCTTGTGCCATTTTGTCGAATTCGTCCATGTATTTGTGAGCAAGTCCCAAAGCCTCACGAGCAGTCTGAACCTTGCCAGATGCAGTGGCGGTGTGGCGAATCTTGAACGACTGCTTTACAGAACCATTTCGTCCACGCTGTCCAAGAGCTAGGTTTAGAGTGTTAGCACAAACAACACGAACAGGTGTGATAGATGCCTGAATTGCAATAGAACCGTCATGGCTAGTGTTCACTAGCAAATAGGTGTTCACCTTATCAGACACGCCGTTAGGGTCTAGGATAGTCTGGCGGTCAAGAGCAAGTGAACCAAATACTTGGCGTCCACCCTTGATAGAGCCAGCAGTCTCCCACCTGCCACCGTCCAAGAGCATGTCTCCAAAGTCAAACAAATCTTCATTCTGCAAAGGGACATAACGCTCGCCCACAACACCAAGAACATCATTCTGGGTCTTGTCAAATGGGTTAGTGCGAGTTACAAAAGAATAACTGCGGTCAGAGGCAAAGCCATCAGGAATTGCGACATCTTCAAGACGAACATTCCAGTTGTCTAGGTGAGCAAGCTTCAGCATCTCAGCAGTTGAAACTTCTTCATTGAATACGGTGCCTAGCTTGTGCCAAGCTGGTTCACGAAAACTAGCAAAGGTTGCTTGGTCTCCGTTGGTCTCTAGTAGGTGAGCCATGGTGTCTCGCTTTCTGTTAGGGGTTTCTAATAAGACTAGTATACAGAGTGGGTCAGACATTGTCAAGCATTCTGGGCAAAATAATTAGACTTCGTAAGGTTACGATCTGGTAACGGGGGGCCGAGCACAAAACCCCCAGGATGTCAAGTCCCAGGGGTAGTGTGTTTAGACTCTGCTATTCAAACCCTCAATGATATGCTCTGCTTCCAGTCTTGGAATGTTGCACTCCATTAGATACCTAGCAGGGTGAATCTTCTGAACATCCTCATAGATGTGAAGGTCTACAACAACCCTAAACTCTCCGTGGTTGTCATCCTGCTCGTCATAGATTCTATCAAACTTAGTAATGAATCTGTTAGTGTCTAGGTTGATTTCATAGATACCCTCACACATCAGAGCGTCATTCTCAAAGTCTGTATCCAAAACAATTGGAACAAGTCCGTCACCTGAATCAGCGATAACACGCAGAATCTCTGCACCTGTATCTCTAGTTAGACTAGGATACTTCTCTGAGAATGCCTTGCCAGACTCCCAGTCCATCATTCCATTCTCATTGGTGAATGGTGCTGAATACTCCTGCAACTGCTCATCAGTTGGGTAAAAGATGTTCTTGATGTTCTTGCGTAGGTTCTCAATGTTGTTGTCATCCTGCAAGAAGAAGTAGCAAGTTAGCCCCTGTCCAGAGGGGTAGCCATCCCATTGGCCATATTGTGATACAACAACCTTGTTGTCCTTGATTACCTTAGTGATGTGTCGTGTTCCCATTAGTTATTCCTTTCAATTACTAATACTGTAACACAGGGGTAGGACATTTTATCATCGTAACGTAAAGCTGTGATCCTTTTGTTATATACCATCGGCCCCCCAGATCCCAGGGTAAAGAAATGCCCCCCAGGCTCTTGCGAATTCCTGGGAGGACTTACTCGTCTGTCTGCTGTAGAGTCATCAGCACCAACCAAACATTGACTAGTTATTTGGTTAGAGTCCTTGAGCAGTTTTAGGACTTGCTCAGGTCACTCCCCTAAAGGATTTCCATTATCGCACCATAGGTTGATGCGTTCACTTCTTCCTGTGAGGTCATCTGAAGAATACGCAGGTTCTTCTCAAGAATTGACTTTGGCGTAACATAGTCACGACCATAGTAGGTGTTCTGGTTTGGGCGATTTGGCTCTACTGGCTTCTGAGGGAAACCAGCAATAGCGTCAGTCTTGAACTCCAACTCAACAACACTACCTCTGGTCATTAGACGGATAGTGTCGTCATAGTCATAGCCAATCTTGTCAATGTTGTTAGCAACAAAACCAGCAACAAACTCAGCAACCTTTGCCTTGTATGCCTCGTTTGCCTTGTCGTATGCTTCACGCTCAGCAGGGTAGTTAGCAATCGCTGCGTCAATCTCAGCAATCTTGTTCTCAATGTTCGCAATTAGGGTAGCAACTGGAACTTTGACGGAAATGGTTCTAGCCATTATTTTCTACTTTCGTTTGGGGTATGTTTATTATAGTTTAGGGGTGTGACATTTTAGGCAGTTTTATGTGATGCCCAGCACATTTGTTTAGAACAGTCCCAAGAACTTCTTACGCTCAGCAGGAACAGAGATAGTCTTAGTAACAATCTTCTCTACTACTCTTGCCTCTGGCATACGAATTAGTTGGGTCTGGTTAGTAGCACCATCAAAAGTGCCATTTGGATTGCGAACAACAGCCTTGACACCTTCGCCAGACTTGGTGTTCCAAATCTCTGTGCGAACTGCTAGACGCTGGTTTTTCTTCTGAGCAATAATCTTGCCTGACATTTAGTAACTTTCTTTAGAGGTTGTTATTGGAGGAGGTAGTTGAGAGGGGCAGAGAAAGGATAAGAAACGCTACCCCCCTCAAATCTACATTACTTTACAGTAGTCCAGCGAGGCTGACCTGCGACATCAAGACGGACACGGCTAGAGCCATTTGCGTTCTTGACAATCTCCTGAATAACACCAGTTACGCCAGACTTAGCGGTGGTGAACTGTGAGCCAACAGTTAGAGTGTTCATTTTGCTTCCTATCCAACCCAGAGGGTCTTGTTTGATTTTGTATCACCGCCTTGGTGATGTATCTATTATGACGGATAAACGCTACTTTGTCAAATCATTTGGCATCTTTTTTTTACAAAGTTTTGGGGAAATTTTTGTAGGTTTCGTACATTGACAGATCAGATCCTGGGGGGCCGAGCATTTTTTGTGGCCAGTTTCAAGTCATAGCCAGGACTGTTATGCATACCCCTATGCAAATCTATTTTCTACTGTTTGATATCACCAGTGCACCTAGGGCCACTAGTACTATAGCAATTGCCCAAGGTTCCATTAATAGAGACCTTCCTCATCTAACTCAACCCAGGCGTCCAAGTGGTGTTGCTCTACAATGTCAGCAGCTGGAGCCATGGAGGAGCCTCTAAAGCTAACGCCTGCAGGCAGTGGAATCAGTCTCATCCAGTCACCCTCAAGACATGCGTCAATAGCATTCTTGCAAGGCTCAATCATTGTTGACGGTACTGGAGGGTAGTGATTAGACTGCAAGTGCCAAGCTAATGCACTATCAATATCTAGAATTTCTGCCATTTCCATTGCTTGAAGAGAACCCACTATCTTACCTTTCTTGTTGACGGATGTTGTACACGTATAGCATAGCACCTAGCACAGACATTGTCCAGGTAGTGGCCAAATAAATTCCCTGGCCTAATCAACCGTTGACAATCAGTACAGTTATAAACCTGAGACATGATCCTACTTTCTAGTGTGTGAATTCTTACTTAGGGTTGGAACTACTTTGCCTAGCACAAAAGCTAGCAAGTATCTACTAATCTTTGCTCTCATTTATAGCCTTTCTAAGGTTATCCATTCTAGTGCCTTTGAACTTTTTAGGGGTAACAACTAAGTGAGGATTCTTTAGCATTTCTTGAAATAGGGCTTGAGACTCAACCTTACGCCTAGCCTCGTTTGCCATTCCCAACTTATCCTTCTTAGTCTTTTTTCTCATACTGATACTATAACACAGGGGTCTGACATTATAGTGCAGAACCTCTGACAATAATCCAGATAAGTGCCTGCATGGTGCGTGGGGTAGTGCCATAAGCCTTAGCAACCTTAGTTACAGCTCTAGCCATTTCCTTATACTGAGACTGAGTAGGTGTTTTCTTCTCAATACCTAATGCCCTCAACATCCATACGTCAATAACAACGGCATTCTCATCGCCTGCAATAGCTCTAGCAAAAGCATTAGTCTTTTGACCATTTAGTGCGTCAAACCCAAGCTTGATAGCCTTTTTAGCCATTGCCAAGTTGTTAGGCAAACCCACAACCTTTTGACCTAGTGAGAAAGATACAGCCTTCTCAACATTGTTTGTCCAACGCTCACGTGGGCTAAAGGCAGATACAACACTTGCACCAACCTCTAAGTCTGAATCCAGGTTTCTAGCAACCTCATGGGCTACACGCTCTGCATCAAGATACCACTTGCTAGCCTGCTCAATTTGTCCATAGGTAGCCTTAGCTGCAATCTCAGTGTAAATCTCTACGTAGTTATCCATTTATCTATCCTTTCAACTTGTAGGATTATCCTAACACACATCACTGACATTTTGTGGATCTTTCAGCGAATTTCTTAATTAACTTAATAATGTTATATTTCTGTTACAAATGGCCCGAAAACCACAAGACCTAGTGCTAAAGGATAAGAAAAGCACTAGATCTAGGGTTTAGCCCGCTTGGTTTGGGATCTTTTCCGATGTCCCAGGGCAAATTTAGAATGGTGGTTTGTTTAGGCTCTTGCCTTTCTGGAACCCCACACCGTGAGCAACCACAAAAACCAAACCAACCAAAATCAAATCAACTAGCAGGTTGAATCCGTTGTAAAAAATCATTTTATCTACTTTCTTCTGTTGTGAATAGCATAGCAGGTGTGTCTGACAACATCAAGTCTATTTGCCAAATTAGTTCTTCTAGTTCTTCTACTGATAGTTTAGACATACTCTAAATACTCCTCTGGAAA